ATCATGCCACGCTTTTTAAATTGTTCAAGTTCCTCAAATGCTCTCCTATACTCAGGACCTTGTGCTTGGTATCCATCAGTAATTAGTTTACCTAATACATGATGTTCAATGTTTAATTTTTTGTAGTTTTCTGGCATAAACCATTCGCTTTGACATACACCGTCAAAAGTTTTTTCATCTACGTCTAATGGAATATATTTTTGCAATGGATTCATACCTTGCTCTTCCATTGCACTGTTGAACTTATCTATATCATCACTAGCATCACAGAGAACTACGTGACATTTGTCAATATTACCACTGTAGATCATATCAACAAGATCACGATTCGTAAATCTCGGGATTCCTAGCTTGTCTGTTTTCATTAGCATACTTGTATTTTAACTGATATTAATCAATTTGTCAAGATCTAAATCACCGTTTTGCTGATTTTTTTCCTGCTCTAGTTTTTCTTTTGCTTCTTTTATAAGAGCTTCTTGCTTGTAGTAATCTATAAAGGTACTAATTTGCTCTTTTAATTGAGGATTATTTGTGCTAAAATACTTCTTAGTTAAATCTGCAACTTTGTCATATAATTGGGCTACTGTCATTTCAGAAGTATCTTCTTGAAACGGGTGATGCATTTTACTGATAGATTCCTAAGTATTCAGCCCAAACAGTTGCGCCACTATCATAACTTACAAATTCAAAAGCATAGTATTTTGATTCTTCACCTACTCCTGGTGCTCCAATAACTGCTGTATTATCGTTTGTTGGCCAGTTTGTATTTCTTTTAAGAGTTCCACCACCTGCATTACTAGCAAATGTTATAGTTCTATTTGTTGCACTTCCTGCGGCTTGATCACTTTTGACATGTATTCTTACCTTGCCTGTCTTTGCTGTAGTGCTAGACCAGTTAGCAAGTGTAAGTGTAATATCAGCACCTACAGTGAACTCTTGATATGCACCATTGTCGAGGTTTACGTTTTGGCTAGTATTAACAGTTGATCCAGCTACATAAGCAGTTTCAGTTGTATTTTTAAAATCAGCATTTATAATACTGTTTCCTAAAAAATTGTTATCTGCGTTCTTTACTGCACTATTTGTTTGTAGTGCTTCAATTTCAGCTTTTGCCGCAACAAAATTTGAACTGATCACTGTGAAATTATCTCTAAATCCCTGTGAATCGTTGTCTTGTCCTGCGACTGGGTAGTTTGAATTGACCCCTGTATCGTTGATATTACTTGCCATAATTTATCCTCTCGTTGCTATTATTTATCAGCATTATACATTGAACTGGTAATTTGCGAACGGCACATACTGTTCATTACTGTTACCATCTGTACTATCAATATTATATCTTTCAATTTCAATATCTAATTGTTTAAAATTGAAATTACTATTATTAATATTAAGTATAATATTATCTGCTTCACCCGGTTTACAGTAACATAATGGTACAGCTAAAGTAAAGCCTAATTCAGCTTGTCCTATTATTTGTGCAGTACGCATCCATAACGGATAAAACTCTCTAAGATTACTACCTACAGCTCTAATTCTATCTCTCATATTAGTAATATTACTAATGTACTTTCTTTGATCTTTGCTGTCACTTATTTTTATAGCATCACTATCAATTTTAATAGTATTTGTTAAAGGGCGTAGTCTAAATGGATCAGAGCTTATACTACTGTCTATACTTTGACTGCTTACTATTGTTCCGTCTTGTAACTCAACAGTAATACTGCCTCCTGGGTTAAAACTTATAGGACCTAATCTTGTAAAAATTGCAAGTGATCCTGAGGATGCCGGGCTGTTACCGCCTCCACCTCTAAGTCCTAATTCAAAAAATCCTTGTCCAGTTCCTAAACCTGTATTGTCATCTGTAACAGAATATTGAATTTGATCTGTAGTTATATTTTTCTGTGTTGCTGTAGTAAAATCTAATGCAGTTTTACCTTTACCAACTTCTGGTTCTGCTGGATCAATAACATCAACATAGATTACTTCATAAACTGTATCATTACTTCCAGGATTTTTTGCTATTGCTTTTTTAACTTCACCTAATTTATATTTTTTCCTTTTATGATTTTTGGCGACTGCTGAAACAAATTCCCTTATAGACTTAGTTTCAATTCCTGCGTAGGCAAGCATTTTAATTTGTGGTTGCAATCCAAATGATTCATCATTTGGTCTATATATACTACCTGGATTAAATATTGTAGGATCAGATATAAAGTTTCTAAACGCATTTCTTTGTGTTTGTTTTAGCATAGGAACCATAGATATACTGCTGTAAAGTTTATCATCTGGATCTGTTGTAGTAATTGTAAATTGTCTAGTTGTAGCACTAAATTGGAATTGATCTTGTGCTTTGACGGTAAATGTATAACTTCTATCAATAGTTGTAGTTGCACCATCAAATGTTGTTTCAGTAGTTGATTTATCAATTGTCGTAAGTCCAGGCTTATTTGGTTCGCCAAATTGATTAACCTTTCCTTGTAATTGTCCATCGATAGCAAGTGTAAGTCCAGGAGGCAATCTTCCTGAATCTAATGTATATAAGACAACAGCATTGGGTACATTACTAGTAGCACTAACGTTCAATGTACTAACAAAATTTGCTCTAAGGTTTCCAAGTGTTGATGCGGTGTTCCAAGTAATAGCACTCTCAATTTCTCCTAAAAGTTTAACTGTAAATTCTTTGTCTTTAGCAACCGTAGGATTTACTGATGATGTAGTTCTTTTTTCAAAACTATAAAAACTCATAGTTACAACTTTATTTGCAACTGTAGCACCAAAAGCATCATAAGTTTTAAAACCTATATCTGCAATAGTACCCGAAAATGAACCGCGTAAATAATCTACACTTCCTCTTTCAATTTTTGTCACTGCTTTGTCATTTGAAGTAGATGTAACTCTACCATTTTCTATGGTCCATACAGTTTTGTCAATAATCTCTATAGATCTATATGCTTTGTTGTCTCCTGAATCTGCTTCTGTAACCGGAACTTCATTAAAGACTATCCATCCGTTTGCTCCTAACCCATTAAACAGTGTATCTGCAAAATCAGTGAAAGCTATATTATCATCTCCACTCCATGTTTGTCCTACACCTATATTGTTTGCGAATGGTTCAGTAGTTGTTGTATCTTTTGATCCTAACTGTCTTAATGCTTCAATGGTAAATTTATACTCAGTAGTTACTGCTGGCTGATAAGGAATACGTCCTGCAATTTCTCCAGTTGTACTATCAATTTTCATACCAGGCGGTAATGCACTTGGAGATCCATCTGCATTTGAATCTTTAACTGTAAAACTAATTATACCTTGGTTACTTGTAGGATCATATACATCAAGGAATAAAGTTACATAATTATTTGCACGTCGATATCCTAGATCACTAGGTGTTAACCATACTGGAGCTCTTAAGTAAGTATTGTCTGCTGTAAACAATCCAGTTCCAATTTGCATTATTGTATTGTCTGTTCTTAGGAAATCATCTCCTACAAGATAAATTTGGAATTTTCTTCTTGCAATAGTAATTCCGTCACTAGCATTTACAGTAAATTCATAGTAGCGGTTCAATTTTTTAGGACTTCGTGTTGGCACTGCATAATCATAAAATGTAGTATCATAATAATAACTTTCAAAACCGTTTGCACTTTTAACTCCAAAGTCAAAAGGAAATGTACCATAAACATTAGTATCAAAAAATCCAGAATCTGATCTTTTTTCTAATGCAAGTATTGGCTCAACTACTCCTGTAAGTTTTCCTGTAGTTCGTCCTAGTTCAATGCCAGGAGGTAATTCTCCATCATTATCTCCCATGAAATATTCTATGGAATCACCTGCAGGTAAGTCAGGATCAATTACTTGTAATTGGAAATCTACTGGACTACTATCAAGTATATAAAATCTATTGTTAGGACCTAAAGGTAAAGGACCTTCTGATGTGACCCAAGTTGGTTGATCAGCACCCTCTATCTTCATACTTAAAGTTACATCTTCTTGAATTTGGTCTTTTACTGCTCTAAGTACAAAAGTAAATGTTCTTAATCTTTTAACTTCAAAAGGAGTTCCTATCAAACTATCGTTTTCAATACGTAGTCCTCCTGGTAATTTTCCGCTGATAAGTTTTATTGTTGTTCCAGTAACAACGGGCAAAGCAATAGTTTGTGTAATACTTTCTTGGTATGTTCCTAGATTATGCCCTGTGTTAACGGTCCATAAATGCGCCATGTATAACTCCTATATACATATTTATGCTATTGCAAGAGTTCCCATATCTGCGTCAGGTAATGTAGATCCAGTAAAGTTACCGTTTCCATCGTCAAAATCAATGACTAAATTATGGGCTAGGTATTCTAGTGTGCTGGAAAAACTAGTAGGAGTAGCATCGCCCATTTCAAGTTTTAAATACTTTTGTAATCCATCAAATGTACGAATATCTAGTCCATGTACATTACCAGTCATATTTCCTACATTGATAATATTATTTGTCTGAGCGTTAAGTGTCGCAGTTAATTTAGGATCATTGTCAGTTTGCACAGAAGTTACACTACTTACAGTAAGCGTTGTGCCGTTTAAGTTAGTTGTAGTTGTACCGCCACCAGCTATTGTTAAAGCATTACCATTTGCATCTAGCGTAATATTATTGTTATCTGCAAATACTTGTAAACTAGGAAGTCCTGTTGCTGTGCTGTTAATAGTTATAGAGTTTGCATCTGCGGCAAGTGTAACTGCTGTTCCGCCTATTAACTTTTTAAACTGTAATTCTGGACCAGATAGTTGTGCAAATATACCTTCACCACCACTTCCTAAATTAGCACCTGTGGTTGCTTCAGGATTTCTATTTGAAAGTTCTGTGAAGTTGTTGTTTACTTTTACAAACGCTTCACGAAGATCATCACCTGTTCCGTCGTTTGCAATAGTACCAATATTAATAGTTTGTATAGCCATCTATGTCTCCTAAATATATTTATCGCTTTTTAAGTCCTGTAATATTGCTTGAAAAAGGAACAGCATTATTATATCTGTTATATAACATTCTATTATATCCACCACAAATATCTGATGTATCTCCGTAATTTGCATTATTTGATTCGTCTTTTAAAACTGCTAAAGCATCTTTTTGTAACTTGTCTTGTAATTGTGCAGGAGTCAAACTAGGATCAGCTTGTAAGTACAAAGCACCAACGCCGCAAACTTGTGGAGATGCCATAGATGTACCTCCTATAGTTCCTTGCCTAAATGAGCTGTTACCCCAATAAGCAGAATCATTGTAAGAGTTTGTTGTACTAAAACAACTTAAAATATCTGTACCTGCGGCAAATATGTTTACACCTGGACCTGTTGAGCTTGAAGCAACTTTTCTTTCAGTGGTTGCATTAAGAGGACTTGAATTCATATTCCCAACTATAAGAGCTCCTTCATCAAAAGGAGAACTTCCTCTATGGTAATACTCACTAGCACCTGGATAAAAAACTACATTGTTATAATCAGGATCAGTGCTATTTGCAATTTTAAAATAATTATTACCAGCCGCGATACATACATGCACACCTGCGTCTACGCAGTCTTGTACATCAGCATCTACACTTGGAACTCTAACAGGATATCTATAATTTCCGCTTCTATAATACGGATAGAATCCGTAGGTATCTCTCATATGAGAATTAGGTGTACTATTAAAACTTGAATCATTTCCTGAGCTATATGTCGTACCTCTATATAATATACTTGTTATTCCTGAACCGATGCTTGTGCTATATCCCCAACTTGCATTTACTATGGTAGGTCTTTTGAAACCAGTGTTTGGATCAACTGGTTTATTTTGATGCCAACCTTTTATTACATCAAAAACACTATTAATGTTTATACCGGTTCCTGAATCACCGCTTCCTTCTAAACCACCTACCTTGACGCTGTATACTCTTGCATTTGAAGCCCAACCAAAATGTAATCCTGTTGCTGTGCCTCCACAGTGTGTTCCATGTCCGTCTCTATCTCTATAATGGTTATAACTTTGTGAACCTGTAATTCCTGATGCACTAAACCAGTCTATTAGTTGTACTCTACTATTGCCATTAGCATCATTAAACTCTGGATGGTCAACTTGTAGTCCGCTGTCTTGAATAACTATATCAACACCAGTTCCGTCCATCGAATATGGTCTTGCATAATTATTGTAACTTGATCCAGTGCCATAAACATTTTCAACATATGAATGCCTGATTTTGCCCCAATCAGTTCTGTTGCCACTTTCTGCTGTTGATTTAGTAAAGTCTCTAACCTGTGTTGCTGTCAATCCTATTTCGATATCATCTCTCATATCTGGACGTAGCTGTACATCTGTTACTCTAGAATCTTTTCTTAGTGCTTGTGCTTCAGCATCAGTTAAAGCATAGTGGGTATTTCTTGTAGATTTTTCTCTAGCATCTGCTACATCAACAGTTCTATTAGGAATTTCTCCAGCACCAGTTGATGAAATCATTTCTTGATTGAATTGTGCGTAATCAACACCTTTATTAAGTGTTACAATATATTCTTTTTCACTCATACTTACTCCTAGTGTAAGTCAACCCAAGCACCGTTAGCATAACCTTGGAACTTGTTAGTTGTAGTGTTATAGATCATATCTGCAT